ACGGTCTAGTCAAAATTGAGACTTCACCGTGGACTACATCGTTGGTTTGGACTGACCGCACCGCTGATCTAGTTGGAGGGTTCAATTATTCGCAGGGTGGTCGAGTCGGTACACCTGGCGCATCACAGGTTGACGTTGGCACATTAAACGCGACATTCAAAAACCTCGCCAGTGTTCCGGCAGTTGGTGCGCTAATCCGTGTATCATTCACCGGCGCAGCAGGTTATGCGTTCGTCGGCTATGTGCAGGATGTATCGCAACGCATCGTTTTTGACAGTTCGGTTAGTTACAACACACCAGTCACACTCACAACATTGAATTGTGCCGACTGGGTGGGTTATGTTTCACAATTTCAGGCGATAGGTGTCGGCGGTCTAAGCAGTTTGTTCGCACCACAGGATAACTACACTGTTGGTTCACGAGTTCGTGCGCTGAACAACATCATTGACCCGAGCAATGCCACTCAAATGATCACGGACACTGCAAGCGGTGCAACTTCAATTATTGGTGACACTGACATGGTTGGAACATTCTCTGACCATTTAGATTTAGTCTCCGCAACCGATAACCGTTATTGGTATGCAGAAAACGTGTTGCCCACAAACCCAACAACTGGTCGCACAGGACTGATTCGTATTCGACAACTGTCTGGTGCGCCATCGTCCGGCAAGACCTTTACAGATCTAGCAGGTTCAGCCGGGCAACTGCACTACACGGAAATCAATTTAGAATCATCGTCGCAGAATGTTGCAAACACAATCGTGCTGAACAACTCGTCAGTTATTACAGCAACCAGTGCCGCGCCTCTTTTCGTACCTGCCCTCATTTCACAAATCGGTGGAGGCAACAGACCTAACTATTCAATCGTGAACGGTGTGGAATTCGTTTCGGTTCCCTACGAGCAAACCTGGTCAGGTTCGGATGCCTCCTCGATTACTACATACGGCAATCGAGCTACCGAAATAAACACCAACTTGGCTGGTTTGGTTCAGGCCGCAAACCTCGCTAGCAATCCGTCGGCAGAATACAGCGACACTGGTTATTCCGCAGGTGCAAGCGTAATCGTTCGTCGACGTAAACCAGCAGACGTTGATGCAAACTTGGTCGCTTACAGTGGTGAGTGGTCAATCCGATGCCGACAAAACAGTGCGGCCACCACCGGCACAGTCCAGTTCAACGGTGCAGAAACAGACGGCACACCCATCATTCCTGGCAACGTCTACTATGCCCAGGCAAGAGCAGCTCGAGGAACACCAGCACGATCTGATGCGCGAGCCAGAATTATCATTCGTTGGCTAGACGACTCCGAAGCAATCGTCTCAAGTTCCACAGGCGCACAGGTAAACATGGTCACTGGTGCAACCTGGTATCAGGTGACTGTTTCTGGTACAGCACCAGCAGGAGCATCACGCGCCCGAGTCAACGTCGAATTTAGCCGAAGCGGTGGGGCCAACATTCCGTCGGGCGATGTGCACTGGATGGATGCGCTGCAACTATCCGAACAAAACACGACATATTTTGACGGTGACACAGCAGCCGACAATTCATTTGTTTATCTGTGGACTGGTGAGGTTGGGCTGTCACCCTCATTCAGAATCACAAACAATCTCGACGACACCATAACCACCTATCTATCACGATTCTCAACAACATCAAACCGAGTGACACGAATCCGTTGGAATGCGCAAGAGGATTTAACAGCCGTACCGTCAATGTATGTCGGTTCGACAATCTCAATTATTTACGACGGCACAACAACTACATATCGAATCGTCGGGATTAACGGAAACGTCGACCCCAGCCGATACATGATCGACTACTACTTGGAAAAGGTATAAACATGCATGAACTAATCAAACGCATACTCCGCATCGCATCGTTCGCATTCGGCGCAGCAATCGCCGGACTCGGCGCAGGTTCCGCCATCGGCCTCACAGTAGCCCAGAGCGCCCTCATGGGAGCCCTCACAGGCGTACTAGGCATATTCGGTGCCCTGGCGTTCATCTACGCCGGCAAAGGCACTGTAGACGACGGTGACTTTGATGCCACAATCAACTCGGCTATCGAAACGGCTCGGGCGAAAGACGGCAAAAAGTGAGCGATGGGGTGGTCGTCACACTCGAACGGATCTATGAAAAGCTTGTCGAGCTGGAGATTCGTCTTGGTGACCACCCCAAACAACTCGACGACCACGAAAAACGCATCCGTAACCTCGAAATGAAAGTTTGGTCATTCGCTGGCATTGGCAGTGTTGTGGCCGTAATCGCATCCCTCATAATCACGAAAGTAGGATAACCATGGTTGACGTTGATCTAAAACGACCAGTCAAAACAAAACGAATCAGCGACAACTTCGCAGCTCACCTTAAGCGCGGTTCCGCAACACCCGGTGTCGACTATGTCACCCCGGTCGGCGAAACAATTTATGCGTGTGAACGTGGCATTGTGGTGTCTGCCTCGAACAACCCGAACAGTGGTGCCGGGCGAAACATCACCATCCGCCACCGCGACGGTTCGCGAACAATCTACTTCCACCTGTCCGTTGTCAAGGTTCGTCCGTTGCAACGTGTCAAGCAAGGCCAGGTCATCGGTTTGACCGGAAACAGTGGCACACAAACAACAGGGCCACACCTGCACTTTGCCATTCAGCAAAAAGGCAAATTTGTTGATCCTGAAAAAGTGTTCCGCAAAGAGAAGCGTGAGGCCCGAGCAGAAAAGGCTGCGGCGTTGACCGTCGAGACCATGACACCGACACACGAGATTATCCCCGAGTAGGTTCTAACCTTTCTCCCTACCGGGTGGGGCAGTCGTTCTAGGGGGCGACTGCCCCTGTTTATGTGCTACAGTGTCACCACCTACTAGCAGAGGAGCATCATGCCTAAACAGCAAGCATTCAACCTTGGTCGCACCATGACCTTGATTGCACTTATCGGTTGCCTAATATCCGCTACATGGGCATTGTTGCCCGGCTTAGTCGGTTTGGCATTGGTCTGGTATGGATCCACAGACTGAACGCTGGCCACACGTCGACATCGTCCGTGACGAGCTGCGCCAAATCCAAGCCGAACAAACCGCCGCCAACGACAAAGCGCGAGCTGCACACTTCGCCGAGCTCAAACAAGCCATGTCCGGACACGACAAGACACGGCTACGAATAGAACGTCGTAGGTCTATGAGAACCTTTACTGAACGTATGTTCAGATACGGAGAAAAGGTGCTCAATGGAAAAAGAGAGAATGGTCGCCCGGTCACAGACCGATGAATGGTACAAAGCACGCCAATATGGTGTGTCGGCCACAACCGTTGCCAAGGCCGCTTCAGGCCCTGCAGGTTACAACGCCGAACTAAACAATGCACTATTCCCAGAGGACAACATCGTTGAGGATAACGCCTACATGAAGTTTGGGCGCGACTACGAGGAATGGATCGTCAACGGTCTGCCACGCGAATACGGCATCAAACCGAATGACTGGCTAATCCGTGGCGACGGCGACTACCGTTGGCACTTGGCAACCCCTGACGGCCTCAACGACGACTGGACAATTATTGCCGAAGTCAAGACGACCGGAAAAGATTGGGACGGCAGCACAATCCCAATTCAGTACCGTCGACAGGTGCAGTGGCAATTGCACGTCACCGGGGCACAACAGTGTGTGTTCGCCTGGTTGCTCCGTGCCACATCCGATTCGGGCGAATTTGTTCCAGCATGGATGGAACCAAAGCACATCATGATGGAACGCGACCAAACCATGATTGAGGAACTAATCGAAGTCGCACAACGATTCATCACCGATTTCAACAACTACAAGGAGATGCAGAATGGCTCGCTTTAACCTGGCAGATTACGCCACAGTCCAAGAACGAATCGAAGCATTCTGGAAAAAATACCCCGACGGCGCAATCGTCACACGCGATCTAACCACCGATGCCGACCGTGACCGCAAACAATGGCGCGTATACGCCGAAGTGTATTTCGTGTTCGACGAGCTGCGACCGCGTGGCACAGGCCTCGCATTCGAGATTGACGGCGGTGCCGGAGCAAACATGACCAGCGCATACGAAAACGCCGAAACGTCGGCAATCGGTCGCGCGTTGGCCACAGCAAACTTCACCACATCAAAGAACCGGGCATCACGCACCGAAATGGCAAAAGCCCAACGAGGCGCTGCACCCGAGGCGCAAATCACCGCAATCGACGTGCAAACCGCCGCAAACCTCGACGAACTAAACAACCTATGGTCTCGGGCCGTCGATTCAGGCGACTCCACCAAACTAATCGCCGAGTTCACAGCTCGCAAAAAAGCCCTCAATGGATAAACTCCTACGCTTCGAGGTTCCCGGACGCCCAGTGCCCAAAGGACGACCACGCATGACACGCACAGGCGGTGTCTACACACCCAAAACAACCGTCGACTACGAGAAACTTGTCGCAGCTGCGTGGAACACCAAATACGGCATGCTGGCTTTGAACGGTCGACTCAGGGTAACCATCAATATCTACACTGATCGTCACGCCAAACAAGACGTAGACAACCTGGCAAAGTCAATCCTCGACGGCATGCAACGTGCCGGAGCATTCTCTGACGGCGACCACCAAGTGTATTCACTCGGTGTCGTCAAACACGCCGCCAACATCGATTTCGGCGCGTGGGTATCAGTTTGCAAATTTGAGGACTATGCTGACTGACAATCGCTAGCACGATTCCCCTAAAACTTCCCCCGGTTCTGTGCTAGCAGGCCGGGGGATTCCACTTGGAGTCCACATGGATCAAGAACACCACCACCACTGGCTGCGCATCGGCGAGAACGGCACAACCGAATGTGTCATCTGCGGTATGCGAGCATGAGCTTCAAACTAGTCAAACAGGTCATCCGATCCACACAACAATCACCAGCACACAAACTGGTGCTCATCGTCATCGCCGACCACACCAACGAAACTAAGTCCGGCACAGCATGGCCCTCAATCGAAACCATCGCCGCTTACGTCGGTTTGAAGCGACGACAGGTGCAACGAATCTTGCGCGAATTGGAAAACACCGGGCAGATTCAGGTACAAAAACGTGATGCGTTCAAGGGCACAAACAGGTACCGAATCTTATCCACAACGGTGTCACCCACGACACCCGTTGGTGTCACCCACGACACCTCAGAGGTGTCATTTATGACCAAAAGGGGTGTCACCCACGACACCCAAGTACATAAAGAACAGATAA